CTTTGCTGCTAAACAGGCCTCTGGCCCTGTATTAGCTAACCGCGGACAGGCTACCGGCATGATGGGCACCTACGCCGCAGCTCATGGCTCTGGCCTAGCCGCTGGTGTGACTGAAGCAGACACTCTTGGCAAGCAGTCCATCATTGATAAGAACATGATTGCCCTCCAGAACGCTTCTGGTCTTGGGGCTAACATATCCTCTAACGCTCAACAGCTCGCTACTCAGTCTACGACTGCCGCTAATCAGGCAGCTACCATTACGTTCCAAGCTGATAAAGCTCGTTACGCAGATACGTCTGCTCTTATGTCAGACCTTGCTGGCGCGGCTACTTTTGCTGGGGCCAATAAATTTAAGACAGGTAGCTATCTCGGCACCAAAGAAGGCCCCGCGGAAGGACTATGGGGTTCAGTTAAGGGTTCAGCCATGGATAAATCCTTGGCTTACATGGGGGCAAGATAATGGCCGATGAATTTCCAGTACCCACTGACCCGGATCTATTTGCGGGCGGCGATGTTGTAGATCCTTCAGCCTTAGGTGATTTCCTGTCAGATAATGCCGGAGTAGATCGCGACGGGAATCCTTGTGGGGCATATGGCTATGGCTGTTACCCAACAGACATGGAAGGAGCCGATAGCCAAGGTCGCTGGGACGCTGATTTTCTTGATCAAGAAGCCGCGGGCCTTATCCGTGAGCAGTGGGACCAGTATAAACAGATGTATACCCCTATCATGCAGAACCTAAACCAAATGGTTGGGGACAAAGGGGCAGCTGACGAGCAGGCGCAGATCAGTCGGGGCCGTGGCTTAGCTGCAGGCGTTAGTGCCGAGGCACAGGGCCGTCGTGATGTCGATCGCTATGGCATAGGCATGACTAAAAATCAGCGGTCTCAGTTCGAGACAGGCATGGATCTAAGTACCACTGCCGGAGGGGTTCAAGCCTCTAACCGGTCTCGCATGAGTATGTACAATCACAGGCTAGCTGTTATGTCAGACATGGCCGCGGCCGGACATGGTGTGCAAGGCAGTGCGATGAGTGGACTGAACACTGCTGTGGCGAATGCCAACCAGACAGCCACTAATTTACAGGGTCAGGTCGCCGGGGCGCAACAGGCAAAGAGCGATCGTAACGCACAAATAGCCGGCACTGTTATGTCAGTAGCCGCCATGGCATTACTCTGAGGATAAGAGATGGGATACCAAGCATTTAGAAGAGGACTGAACATGGGTGCCGGAGGCAACCCATTCATTAGCGCTATGCAGACAGGTGTAGCGATGGAAGACTATCGTGCAGAAAAAAGGACGAAGAAATATGGAGAGCTCAGTAACAATGTAGCAATGCTAGAAACTGAGCACCAAGAAGTAATGAACAACGAGGGTATATCCGCCGATCAAGCATGGCAGCACCCTAGTATTGCTGGCAGACTACAGAAGTTGTCTCAACATCAGTACTTTGTCGATGACCTGTTTGAAGGCAGAGACGAGCTAGACAAAAGCAAAGGGATGGAAATAAGAGCAGATGGCAAAGGCAAGGCCGTCATGGTTGGTTTCAGAAAGGATACAGGTGAAGCTGTGCCCTTTACTCATGGCAAGACCAGCCAACCTGATGACCCTATGGCCCAATTCACCCCCAGCCAAGGGGTCAACTGGATTAAAAGACAGATTGCCTATAATACTGGCGCTCCATCTCGCATGAACGAGACGGATGTCCGTGCTTCTATTGCGGGGACACTGGTGGTTTAGACTCTTCTGGTAAACAATATACCCCTTCTGTAGCAGAAGCTCTGCCACAGAACTTAGGCACTATGCCTGCACCGCCAGAAATGGTGGCTCCGGTCCAACCAGCGGCAACTACCCCTGTTGAGCCTCAAGCTGCTCCCGTGG